TGGAATAAAACTTTGTACTGCTGTTACACCAGCATTTGTAAAAGCATCTAAATTACCGCCTGTCCAAGATATAAACCTATTGTTAGGCAATCCTCTATTATTGTCGATAATAGCCTTGTTGTAAAATGAATACTTAGCCTTATTTACGCTTATTGTTAATGATCCGTCTTTTTGTACAAATGAATTTGTATTGTCTATTAATACTGGACTTACCGTAGACGGTGTTTGAGTTGATAGATAATTGCCATTTATATCATATACATAATATGTATAGCTTGAACCTCTAGTAAGAGAGCCATAGCTTTGTAATATCCATTTATCTTCATAGTAATAACATTCCCAACCAAATGTCCTACATATACCCTCTAATATCTCGTAAAATGTATAGTATTCTCCAGGTTGTTTTAAGAAGTAATTTCTTCTTAGATTCATATTATCTATATTCCTAGAAGCTACTGAAGCTGTTTTATAGTATTCGTTAATCCATATATTTAATGTTTGGTCAGTTTTAGATATACAAGAAACTATAAGATTCTTTACAGATTGAACTTCTCTTGGATTAAAGCCTACTCCATTTGCTCCGTCATAAAAATATCTGCTTTCTTTTAGCTTAGCTAATCCATCAATAAATACCAAAGAGTAACTTACAGGGCTTATAACACTAAATTGTATAGATTCAACTGGTACAAAAAATCCTCTCCAAACAACATTATTCCATGTAATAGATCCGTTATTATCAATTCCTTTTTCTAATGTCAATTGGAAGTCATTATCATCTGCGTTCAAAAACTCAGTTATATCAAAACCTGTAAATTGAATTAAATTAACAGTAGCTCTAGTTGATATAATTGGAATATAAGAATTACCTTCTGAGTTTGCAGTTTCAATAACTATAGGATTAGAGCTACCAATCATATTATATGTTGTACCACTATAATTATCTTTCCATATTCTAATTCTATAAATGTCAGATAAACCTCCACTTGCTTGGAATATGTCATTAAAGATTAACTCGTATTTAGGGGTTGTAAATGCCATTATTAGAATGTGTTATTATTGTTTCTAGCTGCTTTGTTCATTAATATTAATAAGTCGTTACCGCTTATTCTAGCTTCTAAAGTACCACCACCTGAACCACCTATAAGTGATTTAAGCTTATCTAAAGGAGCTACAACCTCAGGATTACTAGATGCGCCAGGATATTCACCCATTAATCCTAATGTAGGACCAGATACAATACCACCATTAGCCATCTTTTTAGGTGGGAATGCCATAGGACCTAATCCCATTCCTTGTGTAAATAAGCCACTAAATACGTCCATTCCACTCATTCCAGCAGCAGCTAGTTTTTCAGGAAATATTATAGTCATCAGCAAAGCAGCTATTGCAGCAGTAGCAATAACCTTTATTAATTGCTTAATAAGGTCTTGAGCCATTTTTTGAATAACCTCACCGATACTAGCACCTTTATCTATTAACATATCCATAGCTGGACCTAATGCAGACATTAATCCATTACCTATTTGTCTAATAGAAGCAGCAGCTTCGGTTGCTATAGCTTTATTATTATTTGACCATCCTTTAAATGTTTCTCCTAGTCTTTTTATATAATCATCATAAGTTATTAGGTTATTTTCAAGCATATATTGCAAGTCTGATGATTCTTGCTCATATATTGATTTTTGTTTTAATCTATCTCCTGTGCTTAGGTTTTGTTTATTTTTATAAAATTCATCAAAATCTTTAAGTTGATTTTTATAAGCATCAGTAAATTCCTTTAATTCTTGTTCATCTCTTTTTTTATTTTCTTTTCTTGCTTTGTCTTTTTGAATAAGCAATTGTTCTTGCATGAACTGATCTATAAGCAAAATTTGATTTGCATATTCCTTATAAACTTCCTCGCTTAATTTAGCTTTTTGTTTATCACTATATTCGCTATTTTTAATCTTTTCTAATGCAAGTTGTTTTTCTAAGTCTGCAAGTTGAACAGAAACTTCATATTTTTTAAAGGCATCATCTTCATATAATTTAACTTCAAGTTTTTTAGAATCAATTAAACCCTGTATTACTTGTTCATTAAATCTTTGAGTTAACTCTAATTGTTTTTTAGCTTCAGCTTCACCCTGCTTATTTGTTTGACCTTTTGCATTATATTTAGAAAATGGATTTAATAATAATGCTTTTGTATTGCCTTTTCTCAATTCCTCTAACTGCCTTAATAATGTTTCATTAGCAATTATTTCAGTTTGAAGATTTTGCAATTGAGTATTACCCATAAACATATCAATAGGATGAATACCCTTATTGGCTTTTGCAGTCTCTATTGCAAGATTATTTCTTTTTTCTATTTGACCTATTGTAATTTCGGCTATTCTTTTTCCAATAACCTCTTGCATTTGCTGTTGCTGTATAGCTTCGGTATAAAGATTTATTGCTATTATAGCATCACCAATAGTTTTTATTTTTTTACCTTGTGCTTCGTCAACCTGAGTAATTGCCTCTTTTGCTTCTTTTAAAGCTTTATTTCTAATACTTTCAGTATTATTAACATCAAGCATTACATCAACTAAACCCTGTAAATTTGATACCTCAGCATTAGTATAGTTAACTGTATTTCTAATTTCGTCATTTGTTTCTTTTAAAGCTTTTCTAAAATCAACAGTTTTTTTAGTTGCACCAAAAATGCCTAAATCATAAGCCGTTACTGCTGCAATCAAAGCCGAAAAAGCAAGATACATAGGTCCAGTTGCTCCAGCTACAGAACCCATTAAGGCAGGAAGGTTATTTTGAATACCTCTAAATCCAAATGGCAAATCTTGAATAACTAATGCAAGATTAGTCCATTGCATGTTATTCTTCTTTAAAGAGCCTGTAGTTGCATCTAAACTAGATGCCGATGGCATTGATGACATCATTTTTTTAAATGCATCACTTGCTGGGTCTACACCATTAGCAGCAAGAGTAATAAAATCTTTTTGCAATGCTTTTAAATAACGTCCAGCTTCTACTGATGCAGGTCCAAATAGTTTTACAGCCGCTTCAAAATTTTTAGCATTTTTTTCCATGCTATTAGTAATTTTAAGAAACTCTTTATCAGTTCCTTTAAATTGACCAATCATCTGGTATAAAGCATCATTAACCCCTTGAAAATCGAGGTTTAATTTTAAGTCTACTTGATTATCTGCCATTATCCTATTTCTTTATATTATCGTATTTTTTTAAGACCTCTTTAAGCTCTTCAGGTGTCATCACTCTTTGCTTCACAAAGTTACGATTATCACAGTCAAGTGCTAAAAGCTCATGTGGTTTAATCTTTTTGCCTTTTGGTAATTGCATATTAATTAAAAGAGTTGTCTGCCATCTTGCTCTTACCCATTCTTGTTCTTCTTTATGACGGTATCCATACCAAATAAAATCTAATTCAGCCATCGTCATATCCCAAAACAAATGGGGAAGCACTTGGCACTCCCCCATTGTATATCTTTCAATATCAATCCACTCTAATTTTTTTTTACAGCGTCTTTATTAGCTTTTTTAGTAGTAGGTTGTTCAACACCACTATTCATACTTTCTGCTAAAGAAGCCATAACATCTTGAAACTTCTTACTACCTAGTCCACCAATATCATCAATCCAGTCACATACTTCTATATCTGTAAAACTTGGAGTTATTCCTTGACTATACAATGGATATTCTGCCGCAGCTTTTAGCAAATTAGTAATCGCTTCTAAAGATTGATTACCTGATAATGCTTCCGATATATCTGATGGTCCAATATCTTGTAATTGACAGAATCTTTTTAAAGACCATGTACAAAATCTCATAGGTATTTTAGACCCATCGCTAAGGGTTAGTTCGTAATGTCCTCTCATATTTTGGTGTTTTTGGTGTTATTATGCGTTAGTAGCCTGAGTTAATACTCCTTGTCCTGTGAAAGCAGCAGAGTAAGTAACTGGAGATTCCATATCAGCAGTGATGTCTAAGCTTTCTACAAATGCAGAACCAGACCAGATTAAATCACCTACTATT